CTTGCTGACAATAGCAGAAAGACGGATAAACGCATAATGTTGTTGAACAGATATAGCAAAGTATGCTATAATACTACTTGTTGGACAACTCCTGTCCGTTAATAACGTAATCCCACAAAAGCCTGACCATACTCTCTCCTTGGTTGGGCTTTTTCTTTTATATGACACTCTTAGTAACAATATGCTCTCAATGCGGTGACCCTTTTGACTCTACCGAGTATCCGCTATGCAACGACTGTAGATATGACCATAGATTTATTAAATTAAGGAAAGATAATGAAATCAGCACCGAAGACAAAAGCAGGCAAGATGAAGAAAGTCAGCAAGGTAATGAAGGAATTTAAAACAGGTTCATTACATTCAGGTAAGGGTGGTAAAGTAGTAAAATCTCCTAAACAAGCTATTGCTATTGCTTTATCAGAAGCTGGCATGGCTAAAAAGAAAGGTAAATAATTATGCCAATGGTCGGAAAAATGAAGTTTGCTTACACAGAAAAAGGCAAAAAGGAAGCTAAATCATACGCAAAGAAAACAGGTAAAGCTATGACAGCTAAGCCTATGAAAAAGGCAGCTAAACGTGGCAAGTAAACCAGGCTTGTACAGTAATATTGCAAATAAACGTGCAAGAATCAAGGCAGGCTCAGGTGAGAAGATGCGTAAGGTAGGTTCTAAAGGTGCACCTACTGCTATGGCATTTAAACAATCAGCAAAGACAGCTAAGAAAAAGAAATGAGTGCAGCTTGGCAAAAGAAAGCAGGTAAGAACCCTAAAGGCGGTTTAAACGCTAAGGGTCGTGCCTCTTACAATAAAGAAACAGGTGGCAATCTAAAAGCACCAGTAAAGTCAGGGGACAATCCTAGACGTGCATCATTCTTAGCTCGTATGGGTAATATGCCAGGACCAGAACGTAAACCTAACGGTGAGCCAACAAGATTATTACTATCCCTAAAAGCATGGGGAGCATCTAGTAAAGCAGATGCAAAAGCAAAGGCAAAGAATATTAGCTCACGCAATAAAAAGAAGTAATGGTAAAACTAGATATATACGTAGGATATGATGGCAAGGTAGAACCAATTGCTTATCATAACTTTTGCCAGTCAGTTATAGAGAAGTCATCTATACCGGTAAGTTTTACACCATTAGCACTAAATACTTTAAAAGACTACAAAGAAACACATACAGACGGTAGTAACGCATTTATCTACTCACGCTTTCTAGTGCCATATCTAAATAACTTTAAAGGTATCGCACTATTCGTAGATGGTGATATGATATGCAGAACAGATATAGCAGAGATACTAGCAAACTTTGATACAGACGAAGCAATCAAGGTAGTCAAGCATCATTACCAAACAAAGCATCCTGTTAAGTATTTAGGTGCAAAGAACGAAGACTATCCTAAAAAGAATTGGTCAAGCGTTATGTTATGGAACTGCTCACATTGGCTAAATAAACAATTAACACCTAAGTTCGTGCAAGAACAAACAGGTAAATACCTACATAGGTTTGAATGGCTCAAGTATCCAGAAGAACAAGTAGGTAAGCTAGACAAAACATGGAACTGGCTAGAAACAGAATACGAATACAACCCAGATGCTAAGTTAGTGCATCACACATTAGGCACACCATGCTTTAAAGACTATCAGAATACAGACTATAGTCAAGAATGGTGGGAAACATACCAAAGAATGATATATCCCTTAAAAGGAAAGAACAGAGAAACGGAGCTGTAGCATGGCAGAGTATTTACAAGCACCGCCTAGAAGAAAGGCGTTAGGTTTACTAGCTGATGCACTTACTTCAGGACAAGAGGCTTTAAATACAGTCAATTTGCCATACGTAGGTGGATTAGGCGGTTTACTATTTGGACAAGCACCACAATACCTACAAGACGTATCTTATGGTATGCCAGCATTTAGAGGTGGCAATGTAGCCACAGGTGGTCTTGGAACACTTACACCAGATACAAGAATGCTAGACGTAGCCACTTTACCATTTGTAGGAGCAGGTGCTGCAAAAGCAGGTCAAGTAGGTGCAAAGACATTAGGTAAAGAAATAGCAAGACAAGTAGAAACAGGTACAGGATTAATAGGTTCTAATGTAATGAACCCAAGAGCAAACATAGTTCCTGTAGATGTAGCAAAACAATTTAATATGCCTACTACACTACCTAACAAAACAGAATTTACAGAAGCAGTATCTAATACACCAGGAGCAAGTATAACTCCAGAAGGTTTATTAGTTAATGTATCTAGGTTTCAAAAGCCAGAGCAAGAATTAGCAGAGTCAGTTAGAACAGGCGTATTTTACTTACCTACAGGTTCTCAACAAGCTAAATACTATAAAGGCAAAGGTTCTAGTGGTGGTTCTTATGGTGGCACTCAAGAAGTTGTTGGTGATACACTATATAAAAACCCATTATTTGTAAGAGGTGGAACAGGCGGTAAAGCTCCTGAAGACGCATACAAACAATTAGTAGGTAAAGAACAATTTGATAATATGCAAAAAGATTTAATGTCTACTATAGAAAGTGGTAGAGTAACTCTTAGACAATCAGGTTCTCATTTAAACAGAGGAAATGAAGCATATAATTTCTTAGAAAAGTATGCACCAGAAATTGCAGATAATGCTTGGAATATTGCAGAAAACTCTACACAAAGCAATCAATTCAGAATGGCTTTACAAGAAGCAGTTATTGGTAATGAAGCTAGGAAAGCTGGATATGACTCTGTGATTGGATATAGCACAGGTAAAAAAGGTAAAGGCAATTTCTTATCAGAGATATTTGATGTAAGAGAAAACTTATATCCTAGTCCAAGTGGTGAATACGGTTTAACAAGTGAATTTGAAGGATTACTAAGCAAGACACAGTTTGAGAAAGCTCAAGAAATAGCATCTAAGAACGCAGAAACGCTATTAGGACTACCTAAAGGCAATACAGCTATGGATAGAGCTAAGGCTATGGGATTTGATGTAGAAAATCCTATGTATCATGGAACAAGACGTCAATTTAATGAATTTGAATTATCTCAACCAAGAGGTGCAATAGGCAATCCACCAGGAGTATATTTTACTAAAGATAAATCTATCGCAGAAGAATATGCTTTAAATGGAGATTATTTAGATGAAAAATCAAGAATAATTAAAGCTTTGTTAAAAGACGCACAAGAAAGAACAAGTGGTTATTCTGGAAAAGAATATCTTGTAACTAACCCAGCAAATATTAGAGATATAAATGCAGCATTTGACCCAGCAAGAATGAATGAAAGCAATATATTAGCTGGAGTTATGGCAATACCAGTAAGTGGACTATTAGAACAACCCAAAGACAAGAAGAAAAAGAAATAACAATAGAGGGCAACCAACCTAAGGGAGTTGCAAAACAATGGAAAACGACACAGAAGAAAGAAAAGTAGGCGGACAGCCTGGCAATACCAATTCTAGTAAAATCAATAGGTTATTTGCGGAAACGATTAAAAGAATAGATAAGCAAAGTGAAGGTGAAGTAGCACGTCAAGTAGCACAAGCTCTGATAGATAAAGCTATTAGTGGTGACGTATCTGCTATAAAAGAATTTGCTGATAGAGTAGATGGTAAGTCAGTAGCTACCCAAGAATTAACAGGTGCAGATGGTAAAGATTTGCCTATTGGAATAGGAATTAGTTTTGTCAAGCCAGACGATAGCTCAGTTTCCGGATAAGCTAAACTTCTTATTTGAGCCACACCGTTATAAAGTAGCATACGGTGGTAGAGGTTCAGGTAAGTCATGGTCTATGGCTAGAGCATTGCTTATAAAAGCAGCTAATGAGCCAACACGTGTCTTATGTGCCAGAGAAATACAACGCAGTATTAAGCAATCAGTTCATACTTTACTTAATGACCAGATACAGTCTTTAGGTCTAGGAGCTTTCTATGAAGTTCTTGAAGCAGAAATACGAGGTCTTAACGGTAGCACATTTAGCTTTACTGGGTTGGCTACTAATACTGTGGAAAGTATTAAGTCTTTTGAAGGATGTGATATCGTCTGGGTGGAAGAGGCACAAACGGTATCAAAGAAGTCATGGGATATCCTTATACCTACGATACGTAAACCTAATTCGGAAATCTGGGTAAGTTTTAACCCTAACATAGATACGGATGATACATATACTAGGTTCGTGGTAAACCCACCAGAGAACGCTAAGGTTGTTAAAGTAAACTATACTGATAACCCTTGGTTTCCTGAAGTTTTAGAGATAGAACGTCTACATAGCGAGAAGACTAATCCTGACTATGCAAACATATGGGAAGGTGATTGTAAAGCTGCTGTAGATGGTGCTATATACTCTAACGAGATACGAGAAGCACAAGAAGGTAACCGTATCACAACTGTACCTTATGACCCTATGATGAAGGTTCATGTCGTAATGGACTTAGGATGGAACGACAGCATGTCAGTTATCTTATGCCAAAAAGGTATATCAGATTTACGCATCATTGGTTACATAGAAGATGACCACAGAACACTAGATAGTTATTCTGCACAACTAAAGAACTTATCCTATAACTGGGGTACAATGTTCTTACCACATGACGGACAGTCTAAAGACTTTAAGCATGGTATAT